GAATGAATTAGCTGTTAGTACTCTAGCAACAACAAATACTCTTAATATGAGAGTAGTTGGATTTGAGGATTCACCCTCAAACTCTGATGCAACTGTTGCTGGTAGAAAAGTAATAGTAATGTTAAACAATCACTTTTATCGTTATAATGCTAACGGTACTGGTGCTGGTATATAGGAGGGAATGTAATGGCAATAACTAGATCACAACTTCTAAAAGAACTAGAACCAGGATTGAACGCTTTATTTGGACTTGAGTATGACAGGTACGATAATCAGCACGCTGAAATCTACGAAACAGAAACTTCTGACCGAGCTTTTGAGGAAGAAGTAATGTTGGCTGGATTTGGACAGGCTCCTGTAAAAGGAGAAGGTGCAGCAGTAACTTTTGATACTGCAAACGAATCGTTTACTGCTCGTTATACTCATGAGACTATTGCGTTAGCATTTGCTATCACTGAGGAAGCGGTAGAAGATAATCTTTATGATCGTCTTTCTAGTCGTTATACTCGTGCGTTAGCAAGATCTATGGCGAATACTAAACAAGTGAAAGCTGCGGCTGTTTTGAACAACGCATTTGACAGTTCCGTTACTTACGGTGATGGTAAGGAGCTTTGTGCTACTGACCACCCAACTGTAGGTGGAGGCAACTTTAGAAATGAGTTGACTACTGCTGCTGATTTAAACGAAACATCATTGGAGCAATCATTAATTGATATTGCTGCGTTTATTGATGAAAGAGGTTTAAAAATTGCTTTGCAAGGAAGAAAACTAATTATTCCTTCTGCGTTGCAATTTGTAGCTGAGCGTTTAATGGCAAGCAACTTAAGACCAGGAACTTCAGATAATGATGTTAATGCTATGAGAAACATGGGTATGTTACCTGATGGATATGTAGTAAATAATTTCTTGACTGATACGGATGCGTTCTTTATTAAAACAGACGCTCCTAATGGTTTTAAACATTTTGAAAGAGCAGCTATCAAAACATCTATGGAAGGTGATTTTGATACAGGAAATGTTAGATACAAAGCAAGAGAAAGATACAGTTTTGGTGTATCCGATCCTCGTTGTGTATTCGGCTCTCCTGGAGCGTAACTTTCTTAAAAGTTAGACTAAATAAAAGGGTGACTTGCGTGTCACCCTTTTTTTAGGTATTATAAATTTATCTCAGATTAACAGCTCTAGCGACTGGCTGAGCAGACGCTAACGAAGACTCTAGAGCAAAACCCTTTCGTTAGGAGGTACTAAGATATGGGTAAAACACATTTTTCGGGTCCAGTATTATTTTCCAATGCTAGACCTACATTAGAAAATTTAAACATTAAAGCATGGCCTGATCAAGTTATTTATATGGATGACTTTACTGGTGTAGCTTTAGATACTACAAACGATTGGACTGTTGTAAAAGATTCAAGTGCTGCTGTTGCAATAGACGCAGATGTTTTAAACGGTTCAGTAAAACTTTCTTCACAAGCCACTACAGATAATGATGGTAGTTCTATTCAAGGTAATGAAATATTTGCTTTACCTTCTACTGACGGTGAAAAACTTTATTTTGAAGCTCGTTTTTCTATGTCTGATGCTGATCAGATGGATTTGTTTATTGGTATTTGTGAAAACTTTGCAACAAACCCAGAAAACTGTTTAGCTGCTGCTAATAGAATTGGTTTTCAAATTGATGATGGGGACGCTACTCCTCATTTAATTTCAGAGTCTGGTGGCACAGAAACTGATACAACTTTGTCAGGAACAACAAATGATTTTGCTGATGATACAAATGTCACTGTAAGTTTTGTTGCTACAAAAGGAACTTCCACTGATACTGTTCAGTATTTTATCAATAGGAAACTTGTTGGAACACACACTACTAATATACCGACAGCTAATATGACTGCGGCAGCGATGGAAATTTCTGGAAACGCTACAGGAACAAAGTCGATGTCTATAGATTATATTATGGTTGCTCAAGATCGTGGTGTAACATACGCTGGTTCTTAGGAGTAGCTTATGATAAAAACTATTAAGAAAAAAGAAACAAAAACGACCAAACCTACTGAAACAATTAACTTTCCAAAGTGGAGTGCGGAATATAAAGCTGCTGTTTTGGAAGGAAAAATTAAGGAGAAATAAATGGCTGGATCTGATGTCAAAGCAGTCACATTAACAAGCACAGGAGCTATTTTTGCAGGACCATCTAGAATTGTTGGTATTTACTTAAAAACTAACAGTTCAGGTAGTCCTGCTTTTATTGTAAAAGATGGTGCAGCAGGAGATACTGTTTTAAGTATTGCTTCTACAACCTCACAAACGGATTCTATTACTATTCCAGATGAGGGTATAAAATGTAATACTAATCCTCAGTTGACCACTCTTACTGCTATCGATTCAATAACATTTTTCTTGTCTTAATATGGCTAGTACCAATAAACGCATACCAAGAAAAAAGGGACAACCAGTTGGTAGTAAAAAACATTCTGATTTATACACAGATGAAAACCCTAAAGGCACGATAAGAGGTTTGAAATTTGCTACGGTAGCAGATGCTAAAAAATCAGTGAGTAAAATAAAAAACTCTGGGAAAACCCATGCTCATAAAACCCAAGCAGCAATAGCGATGGAGCAAAGAGCAAGAGTTGCTGGAAAAACGGGAGCGGCTGGTGTATACAGAACTTTTATAAACCAACAAAAGAAAAAAACCAAAAGAAAGGTTGCATAATGGCTACTACAAAAGATGTAAAAAGAACACCTAGTGGTAAAATTGTTTATAGAGGGGAAACTTTTTCTGGTTTTAACAAACCCAAAAAAACACCTTCTGGACCTAAAAAATCAGCTGTTTTAGCAAAAGTTGGATCAAATATAAAACTTGTTAGGTTTGGTGACCCTAATATGAAGATAAAAAAAGATATCCCAGCACGAAGAAAATCCTTTCGTGCTAGACATAATTGTGCTACTGCTAAAGATAAGTTTAGTGCAAGATACTGGAGTTGTAAGGCATGGTAACAAGAAAAGATTCAGAAAAAATATCAAACCTAGAAACAGATGTAAAAGTTATCATGGAAAAAGTAAATACTATAGAAAACAACCATCTTGCTCATATGAAAAAAGATATTGATTCTCTTAATAATAAAATATGGGGTATTGTAACATTAGCGATTGTTCAACTCTGTGCTATTGTTCTTACTACAATCTGATGCCAATTACACGCTCCCAAATGACAAAACAAATATCCAAGGGAACAAAGAGAAAGAAAAAAGTAAAGATTCCAAAAAAATATTTAGCTGGTTTATCTGGTAAAGAGTTAGCTAAACGGAGAAAAGAAATTAACAAAAACGCAAGAAAATCTTCAAAAGATCCTTCAGCATATAAATTTGCTACTGATTTTACTGCTGGTGGAAAGAGAAGAAAAACGAAAGAATCTAAACATACCAAAAAATTTAGGAGGATGTATGGTTAAAAAAACTAAAAATAAAAAAAATTTTGCTAAAAATGGTAAAACAAACGGTTTATCAGCTAAACAGAAAAAATTACCTAAATCTCTTCAAGCAGCTATCTTAAAAGCTAAGAAGAAAAAAAGAGGCTAAAATGGCGTTAAGTGCGAAAACTAAAAAAACTTTAGCTGAAAAAGCTAAAAAAGCGAGAGCCAAAGGTAAAAATGTAACTGCTGGGCAATTAGGTAGAGTATATAACAAAGGGTTAGCGGCTTATAGAACGGGTCATAGACCAGGAACTACACCTAACCAATGGGCTATGGCTAGAGTGAACTCTGTGCTTACTGGTGGAAAAGCTGCAAAAGTTGACGCTCATATTTTTGGTAAAGGCAAAAAGAAAAAGAAAACTACAAAAGCCTAAAAAATATGTCTTACTTAATTAGTAATATACCTTATTTTAAATGTTGGGTTAGAAAAGAATTTACAGCTAATCATGAAAAGTATCATGGAGAATATCTTCATGCTATGGCTGTAGCTGTAAATACAATACCTGATAGGTGTTTAAGTTTTCAAGTAATCTTTACAGGTTGCGAATCTGATAATTCACCTGACGAAACAAATGTTCACGGTGGTGCTATGTGGGCTAGAATGCCTATTAGTGCTTTAGTTGCAGACACCCCACTTGAGGAATGGCCAGATGTTATGCAAACACATTTAGTACAACCTTGGGATTGTTCCTCAAGAGATCATTCGTGCATTGTTATAGAAAGAACAAGTTCTTCTCCTTGGCGTTGCAAAATAGATGGAAAGTTTTATACTGGTAAATATATGTTTACAATTGATTACACAAATAATTCTATCGCTGATGATCCTGCTCAACATAAGCAGTCCCATGTAATAGAATTAATTGATGCTGGTAAGTGGACAGGTAATATTGTAGCCTTACCTAATAACAGGGTTAGAGCAACTAGTCCTGCGTTATGGGAAACTGGAGAAGGACCACCTGACTTTAAACCTAGTCAGTGGACACACTCAGCAGAATCCCATGATAGTTACATGGATGCAAATATAACTTTTAATAACCTTTATTCAGGAGATAAAAATGAAAAATAAAAAAATGATGGCTGGTGGCGGTATGATGAACAAGAAAAAAATGATGGGCGGAGGTATGATGGACAAGAAAAAAATGATGGGCGGAGGTATGATGAAAAAGAAAAACTTTGCTAAAGGTGGTATGATGAAAAAGAAAAATTACGCTAAAGGTGGTAAAGTAATCAAAGGACCATACAGCTAATGGTTAGAAAAGGCTTATACGCTAATATACACGCTAAAAGAAAAAGAGGCGGTAAAATGCGTAAAAAAGGTGCTAAAGGAGCTCCTACAGAGGCTAACTTTGCCGCAGCAAAACTAACAAGGAGAAAAAAATCATGACAACTTCTTCTTCAAAAGATTTTGAATTAGATGTAGCTGACTATATAGAAGAGTCTTTTGAGCGTTGTGGTCTTGAAGTAAGAACTGGTTACGACCTTAAAACTGCTAGGCGTTCTTTAAACATATTGTTTGCTGATTGGGCTAACAGAGGTTTAAACCGCTGGACTATTAGCCAAGAATCTCTCAATTTAGCTAGTGGTATAAGTGAGTATCCGTTAGGAACACTTACATTATCAGTTGCGTCTTCTTCTAGTTTTAGTGTTGGAGAAACAATAACAGGAGGAACAAGCTCTGCAACAGCTTCAATAACCAGCGTACCTTCTTCAACTTCACTTGCTATTACAGTTCCGTCAGGAACTTTTTCTTCAGCGGAAACAATAACAGGAGGAACAAGCTCAGCTTCTACTACTTCTAGTGGTACAGTAAATTTTTCTGATATTACTTCTAGCATAGATATTTTATCCGCTGTTGTAAGACAAAACGACGGAACATCTAATCAAACAGATACTTCTATAACAAGAGTAAGTAGAGACACTTTTCTTTCTATATCAAATAAACGCAGTACCTCTACTCCAAGTCAGTTTTATGTTGACAGACAAATTACACCAACTTTACGATTGTGGCCAACACCAAATTCTTCTTCCTTAAAATTAGTGTTTGACCGATTAACAAGGATTGAAGACGCAGACGCAGATGTCAATACTGTTGATGTACCCTTTAGATTTTATCCTTGTTTAACAGCTGGATTAGCCTACTATATCGCTATGAAAAAAGCACCTGATAGAGTAAAATTATTAAAAGCAGTGTACGAAGAAGAGTTTGAAAGAGCGGCTGCAGAAGATAGAGACCGTTCTAGTTTAAGTTTAACACCAAGTAGCACTTATTACCAATTAATATGAAATACGCTAGTGGAAAATATTCTAAGTTTATATCCGACAGAAGTGGTATGGAATTTCCGTACAGGGAAAGAGTTAAAGAATGGAATGGTTTTGTAGTTCATAGAAGTGAATACGAGGCTAAACACCCACAACTAGAACCTAAACGCCCACCATATGAACCTCAGGCTTTAATGGATCCAAGGTCTCCACAACCAGAAACAAACACTGTTTTAGTTAGTGAAACCTTTTTAAGTGATAATGGTATACAAAACAAATCTATCCATGGCACAAGTGGTATAGGACAAGTTAGCGTGGTGACTTCATGAGTTGGACATTTACTACTTTAAAAAACGCAATACAAGATTACACACAAAACACAGAATCTACTTTTGTAAATAATTTAAATAATTTTATTATTACAACTGAAGAAAGAATATTAAAACAAGTTGATTTAGATTATTTTAGAAAAAATGTTACGGGAACTATGTCAACTGGCAATAAGTTTTTACAAGTGCCTGATGATTATTTAGCCTCTTTTTCTTTGTCGTTTACTAATTCTGATGCGGA